CAAAAAAAGCATTTAAGCGAGGAAACGACGAATATGCGCTTGGTAATAAACAAAGAGAAGCGTACGGAAGGCGTAATTGGAGCGCGTGCAAGTGACCTACGGCTGCCAGCAATACGACCCGCAACGCATGTGCCGATATGACCGCAGGGCAATCGACCGCCGCTGTGACGGATGCCCGAGGACAACCGACCGCGCCTACCTGGAATCAATGAGCCTATGGGTTCATGGTGTCAGTCATATCGACAAGGCGTGTAGCGGAAACGAAAAGGGGAAAGCGTGGTCACAACAGAACTAGAATCACTGGTTATCCTGCTAGAAGATTGGGCAAAGTGGCAGTCTTCATATCGTCCGAAAACAGGCTTCAAATCTCGTTCCGCTGGTTTCGCATGTCTCGGCCTGCTATCGTTTGACGATATGTGCGACCAGTCAGACAATGCGACCATGCGCACGCTTGATTCAGCGGTTGAAGACCTTGATCCGGCGCCACGGGCTGCAATCAATCGGCGGTATGGCATCTGTTCGGTATTCCGCTTCCCGCGCAACAACTACGAACAGACGCTCGTGCTGGCCCATGAACGCCTGGTCATCATCTGTAAGCGAAAGGGTATTGTGCTGTGATACTCAGTGATGAAGAAATCTACGCAGCAGTTGACGCCGCTTCATTGTCTTTTAAGAAACACAAATTCAGTATTTGCGGCCAGACGATAACCCCGCTTGATGATCCGCAATATCACTTCGCCTGCGCCATCGAAGCCGCAGTCCTCGCCAAGCTTCGGGAGCAAGAGCCAAGACCATTGCCTGAATTGCCGAATGGCGTAGTCAAGTCACCTGACCTTGGTTGGCTATACGACCGCTTCCAGATGCAACAGTACGCAATTAAGTACGCCAACCCGATGCTGAAATAATGCTACTTGCAATCTTCATAATCTGGTGCTAGCATGTTCGTGCGGCGGATTCGTTCGCCCACAAAAAGCCCGTGGTCACAAGCCGCCGGGCTTTTTTGCGTTCTACCCTTGAGACTTGCACAAGGGAAGTGCCGATGACAGCCAGCGCAATCTGGTTATCAGGCAGCGGGAAAATGTGGCGGCTCGCGGAATAAATCGCGCCATCGTGAAAACGCAACCTTGCCAGTTGCTACGTCGTGCAGGACAGGGCGAACATAACGCGGAGCGCGGCACTAGCTCACCGGAAAACGTAACCGGCACAGATAACGTTTCATCCCTCCTAGAAACCGCAGCGACCAGCGCGAAAGCGTTAGACGGTATGGTCGCATCTATCCCGAGGAACCATGCTTACCGTTATCTATAAGCCGATTGGCTACCTGATTCCGTATGCCCGCAATAGCCGGACGCACAGCGAAGCGCAGGTTGCACAGATCGCCGCCAGCATCAAGGAATTCGGATTCACCAATCCGGTGCTGATAGACGAGGAAGGCGGCATCATCGCAGGGCATGGCCGCGTACTCGCCGCCCGAAAGTTGAGCATGGACGAAGTGCCGACGATTGCGTTGGAAGGATTGACCAAGACGCAGCGACAGGCTTACGTCATCGCCGACAACAAACTGGCTCTGAATGCCGGATGGGATGAGGAACTGTTGAGTTTGGAACTTGGCGACTTGAACGAACAAGAGTTCAGTATGGAATTATTGGGCTTTGATGCAAACGAGTTGAATCTTGCGATGGGCCTTGGTGCTGATTTCATGCCGGGAACGGAAGATGACCAAGGGAAGCTAGATGAACTCGTTCCGATAATCTGTCCTAGTTGCGGCCATGAGTTTGTGAAATGACAATCAGCCAACTTGAAGCATCAAAGAACGTAAATATTCAGTCCAGATTCGACACAAAAACATTTGGAACGAAATCTAGGCTTTATCGTGTAACTCTTATGGACGGGGTTGTTGCGAATGTAATCTTCAACAATGGCGAGGATATAGACGAAGCACTTGCCTGCATGAAAAACCATTACGGCAAAAAGTTGGCAAATGTCGAACAAGCCTGTCCTTAAAATTGATTGGGCAACATTTGAGGCAGCAAAGTTTGCTTGTCTGAATTGGCACTATTCAAAAGCAGTGCCAGTTGGAAAACTGGTAAAGGTCGGCGCATGGGAAGATCACAAGTTTATTGGAGTTGTTATTTTTTCTCGTGGTGCGAACATGAACATGAGCAAGAAATTTAATCTCGCTCAAGATGAATGTGTTGAGTTGGTCAGGGTGGCTCTAACAAAACACAAAACGCCTGTTAGCAAAATCACCTCGTTTGCAATGCGTTTTTTGAAAAAGCAAAGCAACGGCATTCGCCTTGTTGTTTCGTATGCTGACCCGGAACAGAACCATCATGGTGGCATCTATCAGGCTATGAACTGGATTTATTCAGGGGAGTCAGCAAAATCACTAAAGGTTTTTTACAAGGGCAGATGGGCACACAAAAAAACAGTTGATGACTCTGGAATTGACCAGACAAATTTACCCAAAAAGAGGGTTGCAGGAAAACATACATATCTTATGCCACTAGATGACGACATGAGAAAGCAAATCATGCCACTGGCTAAACCTTACCCAAAGCGTGTGAAAAAGCAGGAATCAGAGAACCCCTCTGGTCTGGGCGGAGCAATACCGACCCACACGCTCCAATCACAATGAGCTTGACACCAAAGCGCGAACGATTCTGCCAAGAGGTTGCATCAGGCAAGTCTCAGGCAGAAGCATATCGCGCAGCATTCAATGCTGAGAACATGAAGGATGAGACAGTCCATCAAGCAGCATCAAGGCTAATGGCTAATAGCAACGTTAGTGCAAGGGTTGAAGAATTACGCGAACCTGTCGCAAAGAAGGCTCAGATCACGCTAGAAAGCCACCTGGAAGACTTGCAGCGACTACGCAATATGGCGGTCAAGGCGAACCAGATGAGCGCAGCTATCAGCGCAGAAGTAGCAAGGGGTAAAGCGGCGGGTGTTCATATCGAGAAGTCTGAACAACTGGTCACAGTGCGTAAGCTGGAACCGATTGCAGACGATGAATTCCTCGGCTAATGCCATTCACGCCCACGCAACAGGATTTTGTCTATTCGACTGACGCCTATCCAGCGTTCGTCGGAGGATTCGGAAGCGGGAAGACAGCGGCAGCAATCGCCAGGATCATGCGCCTAAAGCGGATGTGTCCTAATCAGGATGTAGCGTATTACCTGCCGACATACGGACTGGTTGAGGATATTGCATACAAGCGTTTCCCGGCGATGTTTGACCGCCTCGGGTTTCGCTACAAACTGAATAGACAGGCGGCACGATTCAGTACGGACATTGGCGACATCATATTTCGCACAATGGATAATCCTGACCGCATCGTCGGCTTTGAAGTGGCGCATTCAATCCTTGATGAACTTGACACGCTGCCGATTGAGAAGGCGCGGAATGTATGGAACAAGGTCATTGCCCGCAACCGTCAGAAGGCGACCACAGTATCAGGCAGGCCGGTAGCTAACACAGTCGCAGTCGCAACAACGCCGGAAGGTTTCCGCTTCGTCTATGAGCGATGGGTGAAGAACAAAGCGCCCGGCTATGTTCTATACCGGGCGAAGACGATGGATAACGCCGCGCATTTGCCGGATGGCTATATCGACAACCTGCGCAACAGTTACCCGTCTGCATTGCTTTCTGCCTACCTTGATGGCGAGTTTGTGAATCTCACGGCTGGTTCAGTCTATCCCGAGTTTGACCGCGCATTGAACGCTTCGGCGGAAACAATCAGGCCAGGCGAAACGCTGCACATTTCGCTTGATTTCAATGTGGCGCATATGGCCGCCGTTGTGTTTGTTTTGAGGGATGGTGATCCTCATGCTGTTGATGAAGTAATTGACGCATTTGACACCCCGGAGATGTGCAGAATTATCGTTGATAGATTTAAGTCAAAAGGCCATAGCATCATGGCCTATCCAGATGCTAGTGGTAGTGGAAGACGTAGCAATGACGCGAGCCAGTCAGACATTGCAATATTGAAGCAGTCAGGTTTTCAAGTCTGCTCTAACGCATCAAACCCTGCCGTAAAAGATAGGGTGCTTTCAATGAACAAGATGATTCATTCTGAAGGCAACAGAAGGTTTAGAGTTAATCATGACAAGTGCCCGCATTTAGTAGAAGCACTTGAAAAGCAAGCGTATAACAAGGCAGGAGAGCCAGACAAATCAAGCGGTCTAGATCACGTAGTTGATAGTGCTGGATACTTTATTTGTTATAAATTCCCAATTGTTAAGAGAAATGTAATCGTTTCAAGTTTGCGCATCTGATATAAAATTAAGCTGCTTGGATAGGGGGATACCCTGACAAGGATGGTTTGACCGCCATCTTTCCAAGCCATAAAACGGTCTTCCTCTAGTCAAGGATAGAAAATGAATACGATAATTAGTCGGCAAGATGCTATTGCTACCAATATCCGCAGATATTTCACCGGGAATCCATGCTGCCGAGGGCACATATCAGAGCGATATGTTGTAAGCGGTATGTGTGTTTCTTGTTCGTCAGCCTTTGGCAAGAGCGAAGAATACAAAGCAAAACGAAGAGACAAAAGCAAAACTGAAGCGAATAAACAGAAGAGCCGTGAGAAGTCTGCAAAGTTTCACAAAGAAAATAGAGAACGAATTCTTGAAGAAATGCGCATCCGCAATAAAGCGTATTACGAAAAAAACAAGAAGAAAATAATAGATCAGGTTCGCACTTATGCTTTAGCGAATAGAGAATGGCGCATGTCATATGCGTCAAACTGGATCAGAGATAAGCGCGAAAATGATCCTGTGTTTGCCATGCAATGCACGATGCGTAAGTTTGTTTCGCGCGTCATGGATCGCATAAATAAAAAGCGCAAAGAGAACGAAAGAACAAAAGACATTGTTGGTTATACAGCGCAAGAATTCGTTGCTCATATAGAGCCGATGTTTAAGGCTGGAATGTCTTGGGAAAACTACGGCAAATGGCACATTGACCATATAAGGCCGTTATCTTCGTTTGATTTGCTAGATGAAGAGCAAAGAAAATTAGCGAATAGTTTGCATAATTTGCAGCCGCTATGGGCTTCTAAGAACTTAAAGAAGTCTGATAAATGGGATGGTCAAGCTACTTTGATCTAACGCATATGACGCAACGCAACAAATACTCTAACCGCCTCTGGGCGGTTTTTTCATTTCAGGACCGCCCATGACGAAATCAGTACGCAATCCATCCGCCGCCGTCATGGCACAGTCTCGCCATTGGCCGATCATTGCCGCGCTACAAGGTGGCACCGCAGCCATGCGCGATGCTGGTGAGCAATACCTGCCGAAGTGGCCCAATGAGGACGCGGAAAGCTACACGGCACGCCTCGCCACGGCAACGCTCTATCCGGCATTCGCCCGCACCGTGGAAGTCATGGCCGCGAAGCCGTTCAGCCGGCCGCTGACGCTTGCCGATAACGTGCCTGACCGCATGGTCGAATGGCTGAACGATTGCGACCTAAAGGGCCATAACCTGCATGTCTTCGCCGGTCAGTTGTCGCGGGATGTAGTGGCGTATGGAATCTCTGGCGTGTTGGTCGATTACCCGAAGGTTTCCGGCATCAAGACGCAGGCAGATGAAAAGGCCGCTGCGGCGCGTCCGTACTTCACCCGTTACGCACCGGGCACAGTCCTCGGGTGGAAAACCACGATCATCAGCGGTGCCGAAAAGTTGATTCAGCTCCGCCTGCTGGAAACCGTGACCGAAGATGATGGCGAGTTTGGCGAGAAAGTTATCGAGCAGGTGCGCGTTCTCTATCCTGGCCGGTGGGAAGTGTGGCGCAAGGAAGGCAAGAAAGAGGATTGGTTCGTCTTTGATGATGGGCTGACCACGCTGAACGAAATCCCGTTCGTCTTCTTCTATGGCATCCGCAAAGATACTGGAATCGGCCTTCCTCCTTTGGTTGAACTGGCCTATCAGAACGTTGAACACTGGCAGTCTTCCAGCGATCAGCAAACGATTCTGCACGTCGCTCGCGTTCCCATCCTGACTATCATCGGCGCAGACGACAACACACAGATTACGGTCGGTTCGAAATCCGCCGTGAAAATCCCGATGAACGGGGATATGAAGTTCGTCGAGCATTCCGGTTCGGCAATCGAGGCGGGTAGGAAATCCATCCTTGACCTCGAAGAGCGCATGCGGCAAACCGGCGCGGAATTGCTCGTATTGAAGCCTGGAGATGTCACTGCTACCCAAGTCACCTCCGAAGATCAGGCGAACCGCTGCACACTACAGCGCATCGCTGAAGACATGGAAGACGCGCTAGACCAGTGCCTGCAATACATGGCCGATTGGGTCAATGAACCAGAAGGCGGCAACGCTTCAGTCTTCAAGGACTTTGGCGCCGCTACGCTTGCAGAAGCCTCTGCCGAGTTGCTGCTGAAGACCAACCAAGCCGGCAAGTTGTCCGACGAAACCTACTTCAACGAACTCAAGCGACGCGGAATCTACGCGCCTGACTCGACATGGGACGATGAGAAGGAACGGATTGAAGGTCAGGGCGCCGCACTCGGGATGATGGAAGACCCGCCTGAGCCGGTTGATTTGTCGCCCGTGCTGACGGCGATTGAAGGTATCAGCGTTCCCGAGCCTGTCGCGTATGACGATACGTCCATCAAGCAGTCGCTGGCTGATTTATCGCAGCAAGTGACCGAACTATCGGCAAAGACAGACGAACCGCAGACCGCTGAAATCGACCTGTCGGCATTCGATCAAGGCATCGCGGCAATCGAGAAGTC